CAATTAGGACCATAAGCATCTTGTGTTGATCCATGCTTTAACCTCATTGTAATATTAACAGTTACATCATCAGGATCTCTTCCATCCTTAAACTTCTTGAACTGATATTTGAAAGATTCGGTACGAAATAAACTCGTATCAATCTTACTCCTAACTGAATTAATATGTGATTTAAATGCCCTGTCATTCGCAAAGATATCTGCCAATCCAATGGAGAAGATACCCTCCATTACATCACCTTCGTTTAACTTGGACATAAAAATAACTCCCTCTACAGGAGTTATTTATTTTTACCACCTTTAATTAAACTCATCTTAGCATTACTAATTCTCATCCTCTTCTTATAAGCCTGAATACTAACAAGTTCTAAAACCTTTATAACATCAGAAGCAGTAGCATTCTTAGGTAACCTAGATCTGATAAAATCATACTTAGGGAAGAAAGCATCAGCAGCATCTGTTAGTTCTTCCATACTAATTGGTTTATCAAACATCATCATAAATGTTCTCCTTTAAAAATTGTGTTGGTGTGGGGTAAGATAAAACATGTTCAGTTAATTTTTTATCTTTCTCTAACCAATCATCCTTTCTTGATTGATAGAAAGTTTTATCTCCCATTGCTTTAATAAAAGCAGGTGAGTATGGACTATATCCATTACCAGAAAGGATAAATGATAGTCCCCCATTGGATTCCTTATTTGAAAAATCCCTGTCACCAGTCTTTAACTCAATAGATCTTCCACAACTATGTTGATCCCAAGGATAGTTAATAACCTGAGTAACATATTTCCAATAAGGTGTATCTGATTTGTGAGAAGCAGCATAATGCATATCAATAAATGTTTTAGAATTATCTAATTCATTAATACATGCATTATTAAATATCTCTCTGTCGAATGAATTTGGTGATAGATTGGTAGATAGAACTTCCAACAACCTAAAGACATTAGTAACAATAGAGGCTAGACCAGTTGCTTCCAATGGTTCAATGAATCCAAAGGAAAGTCCTACAGAAGCAACGTTCTTAACCCATGCTTTTTCATATCTTCCTGTATTAAATCTTACGGTTTTCTCTGGTTTAACACCATATCTATTAACAAATTCTTCTTCTATAACTTCTTCTGTTGCAAATTTTAAACTATGAACATACCCAACAGACATACCATCCCATAAAGGTATCTCCCAACACCAACCATTATTCATAGTTACATTATTAGTATAACTGGTTAGTTGTTGTTCCTTATCTGTATAAGGTATCTTAGCAATAACAGCTCTATCGTTTATAAGAGTATCATTATAAGACTTGTAAGGAACATGCATTGTCCTTCCAAGTAACTTGGAATTAAATCCACTACAATCAATAAAGAGGTCTGCATAATGAACACTATTCTCACATACTATAGATTCAATCCAACCATACTTATCCTGTTCTGTTCCGTAAAACTTATCATCAATAAACTTGACACCATTATCTTCACAAACTTTATAAAAGATTTTAGCCAATCCATTTGTATCAAAATGATATGCCGTTAATTGATTAAAGTCCCATCCCTCATGTGATAATCTATTCAGTTCCGCATAACGAGAATGGTATCTGTCATATCTTGAGAAGGAGGATAGAGGTACTTCTTCAGGGAATAAAGAAGCAAGCACGAAGAAATCAGATACATCGTTACCAGAAAGATCTCCAAAAGGATAATAGAATACTTCATCAGACCACCCCTCAAATCTAATATTACTTTTATAAGTTGCGCTACATTTTGGCATCCAGTCCTTATCACTTAATCTAAGGAACTGAAATATATCATTTATAGCAAGTTGAGTTGATTCACCTACACCAATACTTCCAATGGAAGATGAATAAACACATGTTATTTCAATATCTAAATTATTATTCTTTACCCAACGTGAAAGAACTGCTGCGGTACAAAACCCAGCAGTCCCTCCACCTAAGATACATATCCTTTTCACAGATCTCCGTCTTGTCTATTCTCTGAATAAAAGATATCGAAACTACCAGATGGATATCTCTTCTCTAGTTTCTTCACATTACCTTTGATAACATCCTCAAAGGATACTCCTAATGCCATACAAGCTTGTGCTACGTACCACATAACATCACCCAACTCAATAACAAGATGCTCTCGGTTTGCGTCGTTCCAAGGTTTACCTTGAAAGACCATCTTCTTAACAATCTCAAGAAACTCACCAGACTCAGCAGCAAGCCCAACGCCAGCAGTGGTAAGACGTTCAATATTGGCACCTTCTCTGTCAAGCTCAACCATACGGTCAGCAAGAGCGACAAAATCTTTAGAACTATCGGATGTGACAGCATCTACAAACTTCTCATATTGTTCAAAGTCTACAGTCATAATTAGAAATTCAATCCAGCAAATTTACTTTTCTTAGTTTCCTTCTCATTATTATACTCTTCTTCTTGACCACTGTCAACAATATCATCTTGTGCATTTTGGTCACAATCATATAGTTTCATCTTTGCACGATCAATACCAATAACAAATCTCTTATTAACTGTAGGATCATTATATCTATTCTTCAATTGTTTTACCATAATTTGATTTAACTCTTCCAACTCTTCTGTAGAAATAAGGGCAAACATAAGGTCAGCAGTAGCAGGGAGTCCAAAAGATTCAGAGGTGTCAGTGAGATCAACATCACTATTACCAAACCCGCTACGAGTAGTTTGAGTGGCAGATACAATCGGAACGTTCGCCTCAACTGCGAGACCCCGTAGTTCCTCTGCGATTGCTTTGATGTATGAGTAGGAATTGACATTACTATTTGCTCTGTATCTTGATGAGGCACATATATTAAGATAGTCTATGAATATTATATCAGGTTTGAATGACTTTTTCAATGCAAGTTCATTTAATAATGTTTTAAAATGTCCTGAATGTGCTGATGCAGTAGGATACTCTTTTATAATTAAAGATCCTTGTGTCTTCTTGGCAAGAGAACTAACTTTATTCTCGAACATTATACGAGGAAGATCTGTCAATTGTTGAACAGGTATGTTCAATAGATTAGCATCCACTCTCTCCGCAATCTTCTCCTCAGCCATCTCAAGGGTAATGTATAATACGTTCTTTCCTTGTAGAAGAACTGAACTTGCGACATGACACATAAACAAAGATTTACCAACACCAGTGCCAGCCAAAGCAATGTTAAGTGTCTTGTTCGGAATACCACCCTTTGTAATCTTGTTAAAAAATTCGAGATCAAACTCAACCCTATCCTCTTTGGTGTGATAGAAATCATATCTTTCCGAATAGTCTCCAAGGTAATCATGACCAACGTGATTATCAAATCCTACAGCTAATGCATCAGACAGGATAGCAGGAATGGCATCAACACCTTTCTTTATATCATGTCCATCTGCAATAGAAATACTTTCAACTAGTGCCAAATATATGGCACGTTCCTTACACCACTTCTCTGTAGTATCAACTAACCAATCATCTGAAGTAACAGAAGTATCTAAGTCCTTAAGATAAGTTGTAATACTTTTAAATGTTTCATCATTAATATCCTTTCTCTTTTCACATTCAATAGATATGATCTCCTGTGTAGGACATCTATCATACTCAACAATAAACTTAGCAGTCTCTTCAAATATTACTTTCTCATGTTGGTTATCAAAATACTCAGGTTTTATAAACGGTAGAACTTTCCTGTTATATTCCTCATTAAGAATGAGGTTCCTCAGTACCGTATTCTCAACTGATTCCATCAACTATAGTGCAAGTATGTGCTCATAATATATTTTGGTTCCCCCTTCTTGACAGGTAATCCCCTATGAGGATACTGCCATGTGGGTGGGAACATTAATACTGTACCAGTTTTAGGTCTTACTGTCAATTTATTGTAAGGAAAATCAGTTTCTCCTCCAAAAAAATCATCATTAAGATAAGTTAAAAAAGCAAGATACCTCTTTGAGGTCTGATGATCCTGAACATCCACATGGATATCAAATCTATCATCAGAAGAAGGTTCATACTTTTTAATACGCATCTCCTCAAAGAATACTCTATCAGGAAACCACTCTGTAAATTCTGGTAATTCTTTCTTATATTCCTTTACTACTTCTAAAAACTTATAACAAAGTACCTGAACAAACTTACCATACTTACCCTCAGCATTAACATTAACCTGAGTGAAAGTTGGTACTCCAGTATTCTCTACTCTAAATTTATTTGCGGAACCTTCATAAATTCCTATTAAACTTTTACAGGTATTATCATCAAAGACTTCTGAAGTTTTGATGAATCTATCCATAACTAAAGGTTGTTCGTGCAGTCTCTTCCAACCTTGCCATAACATCGTCCGTAAAGTATTCCTCTGGGGTCGCCAAGATTTGTTTTGCGAAGACTTTTTTTCCATTGATTTCATACCGTCCCGCTTTGTTTTGCCAGAGACCGCCAATCTCTCCTAACTCTAGAAGACCATAATATCTATCCAGACCACGTTCATCAAAGTACAAACGAATAGTTACTTGTTGATTTTCTTTGGAGAGTCGAGATTTGGCCGTCTTAGCTTTGATAAGGTTTCCAACAACTTCCCCCTGATCCTTTTCCTTTTTTTTGCTGAGATAAATGATTGTACTTGCGGCATACTTGAGCCCAGAGCCGCCTCCCATTTCTTTAGTAGGGACATAACTGCCGATAACATCGTAGGTGTGATTTGTAACTATGAGTGGAATGTTTGCTTGACCTAGTTTCAAAGTAAGCATTCTAAATGCTCCCTTGACAAGTTGGGATTTGGTCATATCCCTTACCTGCTTATCATTCAACGCATCGGTTATTTCCTTTTCCGTTGATAGCATACCCAGAGAGTCCAACACAAACATACAAGGTTTGCGTTCCTCTTCATCCTTCTTTAAGTATATATCTACAGCCTTAAGTGCCTTGGTACGGAATTCTTCAATTGTAACTACGTTAATTACTACTAATCTTTTAAGATCGATTCCACGAGACTCCAGTAATGGCTTATTAACTGCGGCTTCAGTATCGAAATAAAGACAATAAGCATCAGGATTAGTATCGAGGAAGTTTTTAACCACAGCGAGCGAGAAAAAAGTCTTCCCAGTACTAGACTCACCAGCAATGGCAGTAATCTTATTAGCAGAAACACCGCCAAAAAGGGAACCGCTAACCAATCCATTAAAGATGTATGAACCTGTGTCGACGAATCGTTCTGATCCGTCGATGTCTGCTGCGAGTCTGGTGTAGTCATCCCCGATTTCTTTTACTATCTCTTTTAAAAAATCCATTACACAGTCATGTTATATTTTTCACGGAGTATCTTTTTATAAGGACCTTCTGGATTTTCATCCATAACTTCCTTAACTAATTTCAATTTATCATATAAGTCTGTACATTGTTTCTCACTACCACGACACTTCCACAAGGTAGTAACAATGTAATCAAACTCATCTTTATTTAGAGGTAAATCCATAATCATAGTATAAGATAAAACAATCAGTATGTCAATTATTATTGACTTTCCATAATACATTACCAGCTACAGAGATCCTCTCATCATCACATTCATAAAAGGGATAAACAGAATGTCTAAGAGAAGCAGGAAATACTACCATTTGATTTTCCATCTCTGGACTCATGTGAATAGGATATTCACAATGATTCCCAAGAATATCAGAATAGGTAAACATAAAACCAGAAGCAGCAGGAGTACCAGCTGCATGACAAAATGGAAGTTTATGTTGATCCTTCCAATGAGTAGGAATCTTTAACCACAAAGCAAATGATAAACAACCAGAATGAGCATGAAGAGGATTAAACTCTGTCTGTTTTGAAAAATTAACCCACCATCTTAAGAAAGGAGTAACCCTGACAGTATGATCAAGATCAGGTAACCATTTACCAGGCACATTATCAACAATATGAGAAGTAATAGGATACATTACTTCATCCCAGAATGTACCTTTGGTATCATACATCTCTAAACTTTTAGAAATGTGCCCTGCAAGATTATGATTCCAACTTACATCTTTCTCCTTAGCATCTTCAACACACTCCCAAACATAATCAATAATATGTTTTGGTAAAGTTGTTCTGAATAAAGGAGTATTTGGTAATGTTAATTCTCCCCAATCTACTTCTTCAGTCATCTTTCGGATAATAAACTTCTACAAATGATTCACACTTGGGACATGAAAGATTAGTGACGATAGAATAAACATCTTCACAACCATAATCTTCTCCACTAAAGTCTGCACCCCAGATTAATTCTGTATTACAATGCCAACAATTCATTAGATCCCTACAATCTTACGTTGTCTCTCGAAATAATTATGCAACAACCATGAACTACTGTTCATCTTATCAGTACCACCAATACCAAATTCAAATTCTACTCGTGGATCATCCTTAAACCTTTCTAGTTCTGGTATGTTACCACTGGTTCTATCACCACCATTACAGAACACAACTGTATCAGCAATCTCTAAACATTTTTCTATTGCATGACAGGCAGAACCTTGATCATCATCCTCTACAGTGATCACGGCATCAACAATATCAAGATGTCTAATTATCTCCGCACGTTCCTTCCAAGGTAAGAAGTATTGTCCTTTCTTACGTGTTAGCCATTCCTCAGTATTAATTCCAACTACCAGATAATTTGTTAAGTCTCTTGCTTTTTCAAATAAAGCAATGTGGCCACTATGAAGTGGATCAAATCCTCCAGTAACTAAGGTAACTATTCTTTTCTTAGTCATCAAAGTCCCCTTGTCGTGCTACGTATATTTTAACATAATTATACACCCTTTGTATATCTTTTGCAAACCATTGAGCAGGATCTCTTGACTCAAAGATCTTCATATTTTTTTCGGAGTAGATGCCAGTCTCACTCCACATAACAATAAACTTACTCATGCAAAGAATGAATCTAATGTATTTCTACGTTCTGTTTCCCAACCAATACAGTCTAATATAACTTTAATAGGTTCCATAAAAGACTTATTAAATTGTAACTCATAATCAACATACTTATTAAGATCTAATTCAGTTGGAAAATCCTGAATAAAAGATATAACATTCTCATGCATCCAGTTGGGTGTCTTCAGATAACAGAACTTAATCTTCTCACCACTCTGGATAGCAGCATACTTATTATTTAATTTCTTCTTTCTAGTCCAATGGTTATATAAGATCGCACCCCTAACGTGAATAGGACATCCCTTATTATACATGTCAGAAGAAGACTTCCATTTATCTATTTGACTAACTGACCTAGGGAAAGCAACCTCTTCAGGGGGTAAAGAATTAAACTCCTCTCTACAATGTGAAATGTAATCTATAACCTCATCTTCCGTACCTGTCATCAATAGACCAAAGGCATCCTTCAAGAACTTACGACATGGTGCAGGGGTTGAAGTCTTGATCGCTTCAATACCC